GTTCTAAATCCACAGTTTATCGTATTGACCAGTTCGACTATAGAAGATGTAAACTTAACTCGCGGGCACATTTATATTGTAGGTGATACTCCAGATGCTGGACACGTGCCTATTTGGATCCAAGGACATGTAACTATCACTCCGGGCGGTGCTACCAAGGCCGCAAATGATTTTGGCCTGTTCCATGTGGCTGTATTACCTACAGGCAACTTCCACGGTGTTAAGGTAACTGGCTCTGCGGCTTGCCGTGTGTACTTGGAAGATGTTTATGTTTATCAAGGTACTAACGGTTATAGCTGCGTGTATCAAGACAACAGTGATGCGACTACTAAACTAGAACTGGTTGACTGCCACACTAGTAGAGCCAGTGGATCAACATTTTTAGTAGATATACAAAGTGCTTACTGTTTGATTACTAATCTTGAAACCAATGGACAGGGCCAAGCATTGAACTTTGCCAACTCGGCAACTGGAACTATATTACAAAGCACAATTGATGCTAATACAGGATCTGTTATTACTCTAAGCGGAACTGTACAGTTTGGCATGGGCGAATGTATTCTAAACAATACCAGTACCGAGGCCAACACATATGGTGTTACAATGAGTGGGACAGCAAGTATGCAGTTTGGTGTATGTACATTTAACATTCTTGCCGCACAGGCAACCAATCGTGCTATCAACGGTGTAGCCGGTAATGTGGTATTGTATACTGGTGCAATATTCCAATACGGAACTTGCGATAAGATATCAACAGCAATAACATTGATTGCTTTAGACACTACGTTTACCGCAGTTTAAAGTTATTTTATACTCAAACTTTGATCGTGTAGATCGCCGATTAATTTCATGAGTTTTTCTATGATTTTACTGTTACGCAGGGTCTTGTATACCAGGTTCTCAATACCGTATTCTCCGGTCTGTTTTAGGCCTAATTTGCGGTAATTTCGTAGCATTTTTAATACTTTTCGGCCGGTTTCGAGGTCGTTTGATTCGATGGCTTTACCTATGACTGTTCCCCATATTTTGCTCATTCTTACGATTTCTTCAGTGTCGATTTCTTGTGGTTGGCTATCTGGTTTTACTCGCCAACCGTCATCACCTAGACTGTAAGTAGCACTCACTGCGGGGAAGTTTGAGTCTTCAATATACACTTCTACAGGAACACCACGTATGCTGATATCGTATTGCTTCTTGTATAATAACCGTTTAGTATCGAACAATTCTGCGGCTTCTCGGTCACAGTCCACGGTGTTAAAGTCTACAATAATGTGTAGGTCTAAATCGCTGTGTTTGGTATAGTAATAGCCCAGTTGACTACCGGTTAGCACTAAATCTTTGACTTCAAAAGGCACTTCAACATATTCAACAAAGTCCTTGGCTATCTTTAGTAGAGCCATTTTAACTTCTGGTCGTAGTTCTTCATCCTGCCATAACAGCGGGTTAAGTTCGTTGTGTTGTTCAAAACCTAGATCTAACTCAAGTATATGCATAGATATATATTTATAAGTTAAATATTGTTATATGATTGAACAGAATTACCGAGGCTACCTATTAGCCGCACATCCTAAAAGACCCGACCCGTATCTACGCAAAGGCGTTATGCTGGTACTCGATCACGACAATGCAGGTGCTATAGGATTACAAATTAACAAACCGTTTAGCAGTAATGTCAGCTTTGATACAGTGATGCAAAATGTAGGACTACCTACTGCCATAGATCAACCTTTGTACAACGGTGGTCCGGAGAGCACAAATAGAATACATGTTATACATAGCCTAGATTGGTATACTTCTAATACAACCAAGCTCACTGATCAGATTGGAGTAAGCAATGATATCAGCGTGTTGGCCGCTATATCAGACGGGCAAGGCCCGGACTACTTTAGAGTAGTAGCAGGATATACTAGATGGTTACCCGGGCATCTAGAAGGAGAAATCCTAGGTGAAGAGCCCTGGAATATCAATCATACTTGGACTTATGTACCCGCTGAAATTGATACTTTGTTTAGCCAGGACAACATAGACCAGTGGCATACAGTCATCACCGAAAGTGGTCGTATGCAGGTATCTACCTGGTTCTAATCTCGTTCACTGTTTAGGCCTGCAAGCAAGTTTCTAATTGCAGTGGCTTTAGGAGCATCAACTTTAGGCTTGCTCAAATCAAATCCCTCTTTGGGACTTGCTCGCTCCCATCCAGAACTAGCTGGTTCACTGTCAGTTGCTGTATTGATAGCACTGGTACGTTTTAGTCCTGCGTACACACTACTACCCCCTCCATTGTTCTGACGTTGTTGATTGAAACTACCATCTTGTTCATCCTCACCTAGGTCAGTGATGCGTAGTGTTTCTACGTTAAACTCTAGATCAACTTTCTGTCCAACACCACTAGAACTGCGTGTCTTCATAAACTGGATTTGATAACGTCCACGTTCCTTCATAGCCCGGCTAGTAAAGATACCTATGACATTATCTGCTGTCATGATCTTACTCAGTCCACCCGAGATGTGACTGTGATCAAATTCAATTTCCTCAACTGCACTTCGATTCAACTGACTGGCTGTAACCGTGATACATTGTGTTTCCATGGCTAAGTTGCGAATCTCTTCCGATACATACTTGTCCTTGACAAACAAGTCACTGGGGCTAACTTTAACACTCAACGGCATCATCAAGTCCAAATAGTCAATTAAAATAACGTCGGGCTTGCAACCTTTCTTAACTTGATACTCTTTCAGATATGCACGAATATCGTTGCAGTTCTTACCACTTGGCATATACTTGACCTGCAGGTGACCCGCTTTCTTGCCCAGCATCTTAACCTTGAGCTCAACATCGTCAATGCTCTTAAACACTTCACGAGTACTAATACCTGTCATCATAGAATCCAAACGCATGGATACTAGACCTTCACTCAATTCAAATGTAAGATACAATACATTGAGTCCTTGCAATGCCCAGTTCACGCCCATATTAGCCAAGAACAAACTCTTACCACCGCCTGATCCTGCACAGAAGATATTCAACTCACCTCGGTTAAATCCGCCATAAAGTTTCTTATCAATACTGGGCCAGCCAGTGCTAATCTGCCCGTTGCCATCTTTCAATTTACTTAAACGTGCCCGAGGATCTTCAAAGTAATCTGTACCCATGTCTTTGTTTAGGCTGATCTGAATAGCATCCTTGATCAGTTTCTCAACTGGACCGTAGTCACCTGCTTCTAATAGATCACTAGAATCAATAATGGCTCTTTCTAAGCCCTTGTGTCGACTAAAGTTTTCAAACTCATTCATTAGCCAGTCGTAATTTTCTCGGGGCAACTGTACAGGATTTAAGTCTGCTCCTGTACTGGCATTGACAATTGTTGCCTCTGGCATGACCTTGTATTCATCTACATACTTGGTAATAAATGTAGCAATGTCTTGCAGTCGTTGATCAAAGTTTAGTGGATCAAAAATGTTTTGGCAGCGGACAAATGTCTCGGCGTCGCTCATAAACATTTCGAGATACAGTCGTTGAATGTCGTAGTTGTAATTTGGTTTAGGTGCTTTTTCTTTACTCATCTTTTAGTGCTTCTAGTTTTTTCTTCATTAGATTTATTTTTATCTCTCCCGACACTCTATAGTGCAGGATTGTGGTTAGTACGTACAGGCGCCCGTATTTTTGTACTGCATCTGCAACGTCTTTGATATTCTCACTCCAAGGCGGCAAACTGGCACTCCAGCCGTTGTCTATTGCGGCTTTGAGTAGTTTTGCGCCTGGTCTATCTTTATCGGGTACTACAATTACTTCTCTAGCTAAAGCATTTATCCTAGCAACCTGAGCTTCGTTAGGTTCATTGGTCATTATGCTAACACCATCTATAGCAATGGCATCAAACTGACCTTCGGTCACAATAACAAACTTTCTATTGTAGTCTTGTGAGTCAATATTAAACACATAACCACTTTGACTATCTGTTAGATACTTTGGTTTCCCGTCAGTGATTTTTCTTCCTGTATAGCCTACTATCTTACCGTCTTGATAGAAAGGAATCATTACTCTATCTTTATATCCCGGGCTAGGACTCCACATCCAGTTATACCATTCTAGTTCCATGCCTCGACCTAGAATGTATTCTACTATTTTACCAATGTCTTCTGCTACGTCAGGCAAGTATCCAGTATTGATCCACTCCATTACAGACATTGTTCCTTCGGGCAAGGATCGTTCTAGTAGTGTTAGATTAAATGCTTTCTTAAGTACTGGCTGATCATCTTTGATCTTCATAGTGGCCAGATTAAGTTTTCCTATATCCATCTCACTCATTCCAATCCATTGAAATAAGTTTCTCGTATTCTTACTTAATAGTTTGCCCGGGGTCCAGCCTGCGGCAAATCCGCAATTGAAGCAATGATAAACAAATCCGTCCTTTTCTATTTTTACGCCGCCACGAAGCCTGTCGTCTCGGCGCTCACCTCTATGAGAACAACAGGGTGCATTGAAACTTGTCCAACCACCTGAGGTCAGCTTTCTTTTTGGAGGCAGTAATGCTAATAATGCAGATTGTATATCATTCACATATACAGTTTAACTTCTGTAGA